AGGCCGTCTTTGCTTGCAACCTGCTCGCCAAAGACGACTGGAGGGCGACACTGGCTGATGAGCCAGTGGAACGCGGGCCAAAGGTGCCGCTCGTCATCAAACCCAACGCCTTTGCCTGCCGCGCTGAAAGGTTGGCATGGGCAGGATCCAGTCCAGACGGGCTTGTCGTCAGGCCAACCGGCGAGTCGCAATGCCCGGCTCCAGACTCCGATGCCTGCAAAGAAGTGACACTGGGTATACCCGGCAAGTTCAACTGGTTTGATATCTTCAATTGATCGCTCATCCACTATTCCAGGTGCAATATGCCCTGCCGCAATAAGGTTTCTCAACCACTGTGCGGCATATGGGTCGATCTCGTTATAAAAGGCGGTCACCGTCTGCTCCTAACGCCATGCGCCTTCTCGATAAGCCTGGCGAACCGGAACGGTTGCTGCTTGGCTTGGTGCCAGAGTTCCGACAGTTCGGCATCAGTGAGGGGCATCTCTACTTCTCTCTTTGTTGGCTCGGTCTTTTCGCTGTTGCTCGCTGACTCGCTCAAGATCAATCTCCTCGACAACTTTCTGGAACTCCAGACACTGAGCACATTTGTAGCACTGGGCGTCGCATCTCCTGTAAACCTTCATCAAATCACCCCGGCCACCAGCAAGGCCAGCGTCATCACTGCAATCACAACCACAGCCGCAAACACCTGACCATCAGTCATCACTGGATCAGGCTCTTTGATCCTGGCATATGGACCAAACGCAGTCTTGAGCGTTCTCGGAAACTTGCCAGTGCGCTCGTAAAATGTCTGTCTGTAATCGTTGCTCATGTTGCTCTCCTCAAAATGGTGCTGGTTCAAAATCATCATCAGAACTCTTGTCCTGACGCTTGATCGGATTTGCTATCCGCTTCAGATTCTCAACTGGCAAAGCAAACCGCACAGGAAACGGCCACCCATCTGGCGACGGCGCACTGCACCAAGCCTGATGGCCATCCACAGACTCAACACGCAAGGCCTGCTCAATGCCTTTGTGACGCACAAAGTCCCCTGGCCTGATCATCCGACAATCCTCCCGTCAAATGCTGCTCTCAGTTGTTTAACAAACTCAGGCGGGTTAGCACAAGCCAACGGGTTGCCAACAATCTCTCGACTGCCAAACACCGTCGCATCCGGTTCGCCGTTCGCTACAGCCTGATCATCAATCAAAAACACCGCAGTCCACTGGTCGCGGGGTTCAGCCATTTTCCACGGAACAAGATCAAAATGCAAGACATGGCTATCACAGCCCTGTTGCTGCCAGTCAACAGGTATGCCATCCGAATCATGCCTCTCGCATCTCCAAGAGCCATCCTCCTTGGCCGTGCTGTGAGCGCAAGTCCTGCAGTTCACTTCCTTGGTTAACTTGCTGCCATGACATAGATCATGCGCTGCACAAAACTTGCACTGATACCACGACGGATCAGAACTGATCGGAGGCGGCATACGATCCTCTAGCGTCAGACGCTTGCCTCGCTCCAGATATTTCTGGGCGACTTCTTCGTCAAACCTAACCCGCTCGGTGTATAGCCTGTCGTCGTCTTTGCAGACCGCGACGTACAAGGCTCGCTCAATCTTCATACCAAGCATGTACAACTGCATCTGGACGAAGTGTTGTGGCTTGGACTTCTCCACGCCGTGTTTCTCCAAGTCATCAAATGACTTCTTGCTGTGCGTCTTGATCTCCAAGATATGCTTGGTCTTTTCTGCTCCAGGCACTCCGGCATGAATGATTCCGTCCACATGGCCACCAATGTGACCACCAAAGTCACAGCGGCTTTGCTGCGCTCCGGTGGCCCGCACATCCATGCCAATGGCCCGCAGGTCAGACACGACCGTTGCTTCCTCGTTCTGCCCACGACGAAACACCCGCAGGATTCGACCGGGGAACTGCTCGATCACAGCCCAGCGAAATGACAGCCAGAGCCATCTGTCGCATGGATGGCCCAGAACAGAAGCTCCCATGTAGACACGAGACTTGTCTTTTCTAGACTTGTTTTCGTGAAATATATCTACAAGTTCTTGTAATTTATGGTTTGTTTGAGGAATTTTGCTCACGACAAGGCCTCATTTTTTTTGTCTTTTTTTATTTTTAAATACTTGTTGTAAGCATCGCTTTTAGGTTGTGTAAGGCCAAGACCTTTGCACCACCAGTCGTTACGCAACAAGACTTTTGCCATACGACGCCACGACGGAACCCAATACTTTTTTTCTAATTCCCGTGGCGCGTAGTCTGGAATGCCGTTTCTGTACCCTCGCTTGTGCCATCCAAGCAACCATTCGCTGAACCGCTTTGTGTAGTGATCTCTAGTCACGGCGGGCATGGTCGCAAGCAGCAGGTTCGTAAAACTGCGCCAAGTGTGACCAGGAGGCAACGTTACTTTCTGGTAACCGTTGATGTTTCCGCTCTCTTCAATGTACAGCGCTCCCGAATTTGCACCATTGACGCGAGCAATTAACTTTCCCCACGTTTGCGGCTCAATCAAGTGATACAGCCATAGGCCGCGCCTTTGATCGTCGCCGTATGGTTGACACAAACGCATCTGATGCAACGACACCCCTGCCAGTTGCATGCGGTCATACACTTCGTTGTGAGGCTTGCTTGGAAATGCCGAGTGATACTTCCAGATGTCAGTTACATGCCAGTCATAGATCGGATAGACGTTGTACACGCTGTCCGTTACTTTTGTCGTCCATCGCTTGCCGAAATGAGTTTCCTTGTCCCAGACAGCGATTGTTCTGAATCGGTTCAAAGACTCATCGGCACGGATTCCGATAAACGCCGCAGTGTTACGTCCATTCGCGTACCACACAGCGAACAGTTCGATGAACTCCTCAAACTCCATTTTCGGGTGAAAGAAGTCAAAAAATTTTGTGTCGCTGATAACCCCATTGCTATTCGGCATAGGGCGAACCCAGTCATCCTTGCGCTCTGGATCCCAAGCGCACCATACGGGTTCGTAGTTGCTGACGGCGTTTCGTAACTTGATTGGCAAGCATACCCAGTACGGCTCTATGTTGTTCTTGTAAAGCTCCAGCATTTCTTCTGCATGCTTGATTGTCAAGTTGTACTGTGCTTCCAAGTCGATTAGCAGCACGCCAACCTTGCGGTTGCGCCTGATTGCTTCATCCATAACCAAGTGCATCATAACGCTGGAATCTTTTCCAGCAGAGAAGCTAATGTAAATAGCCTCAAAGTGATCAAAGACATATCTAATTCTGTCTTTTGCGGCTTGAAGTACGGTGACACCAATGCGCTTTTTGATGGATGACATATCAGTAAAGCTCCGCTTCAGTACGTCCGCCAGCTTGATCGTAAGTAACGGTTTCTCGGCCGTTGGCAATCAGCCACTTGTTTAAATACTCAAGTGCAAGATTGTCCGCATTGTTGCGCTGATCTTTGCTTAACAGGTTATATCCGCCTCGGCATCCGGAAGGAATTCCAAGAGCCTGAGCAACGCTTGCCTGGCCAAGCCAAGCAATTCTGTTCATTCTGTCGTTTGTTAGATTGTGTTCGCACGAGTGCTTCCATTCTGATGTAACCACGCGCAAAGCTGCACTAAATCTGTCAATGTCAGACAAAAAATCTTTATATAACTCCTCTCCCTGCTCTTGTGTCATTCCGTTTGGACACCTCTCGGCAAAAAATCCTGCGCGATAGCATTCCCACTTGTTCCACTCGTGGAACACTCGACCTTTATCGTCCGATTCAAAGTCAGGAATAACGTCGTTGATTACTTCTCCTATAACTCCGTCTCCACCTTTATCAACTTCCCAAGCCTCTGAAAATTCTTGATCTTTGAATGCCTCTGCAAGTCCTGTAATCTGACAAAGACGAAGCACCTCGTCTGCATCCATGCCTAAGTTTTTTGCTATTCGTTCATCAGACCAATTGCGGCGCTTAAGTTCAATCACAATGTCAGACATTGCTTCTACTTTGTGCTTGCCTCGTGCTCTGTTGTGGCGAATGGTTGCTGCCATTCGGTCACTTTTGTCAGACTGAGATTCTCGAATACGAACAATTGGCAAGTACCCATGTACCCGACTGGTAATGTCATGGCATTCTTTGCCAACGCGGTGCCGGTGGAATCCATCTATTACCTCAAACCCAATTTCATCAGGAACAGCAACAATGGGCTGCGTGTATCCATCAGCATCAATAGACACTCGCAAAAGTTCCATTTCAGGAGGTGCCACGCTATTTGGGTTGTAATCGTTTGCGTGAACTGTTTGATTCTTAACCCACAATACACAATCCACTGGCTCTGACTTAAATGGACTAATTTCGTGCAACTTTATTTTTATCTGATTAATTGCATCGACTCGCTCATCTAACGGAAGGCTATACAATTTTTCAATTAAAGATTCTATTTGCATGATTACTCCTTGTTAATCCCACTCTTGTTATCAAACAAAAGTGGGATTTTGCTTTTACTTCTTCATCCAAGGCGGCGTCTTGGCACCAGCACTCGGTGCAGCAGCAGGCTTGCTCGGTGCAGGAGCGGCTTGGCCAGACAGCGACTTGAAGCCACGCACCTCATTCTGCGCTGCGTACTGCTCCGTCGCAGGCCGGATGTCCAACTTGATCGTCAACTGCCCACCGATCAACTGGTCCGTGTCCGTCACCCGGCTCAGACCAATCGCACGCATGATCTCGCCAAGTTGCTGACGACCAATCTCCTCGGCCTTGGTGCTGGCGTTCTTGATGTTCAGATTGCCAAACACCGTCCGCCCCTGATGCGTCGGGCCAGTGATGTCGTACCGAACGCGGATGTACTCGCCATTGCCGTCTTTGGTCGGCCGCACTTCAGCCTGATTGATCGTTGCCGAATACCAGCCAGCCGGAAGCGGCTCGTACATGCCAGACGACTGCGGAAGTTGTGCGGCTTCAAAAGCCTGTGAAAGTTGTGCCATTTGTCATTGCTCCTTGGTAGGTACAAATTTGAATGAAGGACGCCCAGGCTTGGCAGTGATTGCGCCAGCCAACGGGCCAGTGATTGCATCGTCAGCCTGCTTCCAGGCCGTCATGTTCAGTTCAGGCTTCCAGCGAAACAGGCTCGAGAGGTGATCCATCAAGCCATGCTCTGCCGCCAGTTCCTGAACCTTGTCTGCATCAACCGTTCGATTGATGCGCGACTCCACTTTCATCTGCGAGCCATCAGGCATCTTGATCGTCGAGGTGCCTTCCACCTCCTCCTTGATGCCAGCCAGCGCCTTGATCTTGTCCTCAATCTCGCGGCGCTCATCCTTGGCCGAATCCTCGACGTTCTTCGCCACGCACCAGTCCGAGATCAGTTGCTTCATCTCATCAGTCATGCCACACCCCCAATCTTGCGAATGATCAGTCCGAGATCCGGCGCTTCCCACTTGCCCAACTTTCCAGACCGATCCTTGGCCAGCCACAGTCCATCCGAATCACACATCAGAGCACGCTGCGTGCCGCCATCAGCATCCTTCTCGACCCTGAGCGCCAGCACCTCGTCGAAGAAGTAAGGCAGCATCTGACCCGTCTTGTTACCAGGCATGCTTGGCGCATACAGCATCCGACCCATCTCGTCCTGACTCTTTTCCAACTTCGCACTCATGTAGACATGCTTACCCGGCAGGTCACGAAACGACCGAATCAGATCCGTCATCTGCTCCTGCATCGCGCCATAAGCCTGCCTCGGGTCTTTGGTGGCTTTCTTCTCGGCGTTCAGCACCACCTCAGCAATCTCGCTGATTGAGTCAATTGCTACCGACTCGAAGTGCTTGGCCTCAGCAGATTCCGTCAGCCAGGTGTAAGCCTCATGCAGACTGGCCATGTCGTTGATCTCAATGAACGGCACATCCGCATCTTGAATCGACAGCAGGCCACCCTCCGCAGACAACACAATCGGCGTCGGCAAGGTGGGGATGAGACTGGTCTTGCCAGCCCCAGCCTGACCATAGACCAGCAGCTTTGTGCCGCTGGCATGCAGGCTCTTGGTAGTTCTCAGGTTAATTGCCATGTTTGCTCCATCTGCGCCTTCGGCCATTCCGTTCGCGCAGTGGTTGAACTCTACCACAAGAAAATGTAGTATTGCAACACCCGAAGCAATTTTTCGCACAGCGAGCCAGAAATGATGACCTTGGAGCAGATACGAAACGCCTTGTCAGACCGCATGCCTGCCAAGGTTGCCGAGGCCACCGGGCTGCACTACAACACGATTCGAGAAGTCAGAGACAACCCGGAGGCAAACCCGACGTACAAGGTTCTTCTGGCTCTGTCGAATTACTTTGAAGGCCGCAGCAATGACAACCAAGGCTGAGGCAGCACTCATCTACGCATCTTGGGGCTGGCACGTTCTGCCAGTCGTCCCCAATGGCAAAGTGCCTGCCACACAGCACGGGGTAAAAGACGCTACAACAGACCAAGAGCAGATCGCTCGCTGGTGGATGCAGAACCCGGACTTCAACATCGGCATCGCTGCCGGTGAGCGCTCAGGCATCGTTGTCTTTGACGTAGACCCTCGCAACGGAGGCGACTCGTCTTGGATCAAATGGGTTGATGCAAACGGCCAAACCCCAGATGGGGCCATGCAGATGACCGCAGGCGGTGGCGAGCACCACATCGCTTTTTATGATCCAGAGATCCGGTCCTGCAAACTCTCTGATGGCGTTGACCTGCTCTCAGATGGCCGCTACTTCGTCGCTTACCCTTCGACCATTGAAGGCCGTGGTTATGAATGGGAAGCCTCGTCAGATCCGTTCGTAGGCATTGCACCGTTCTCTATTCCTGACAAGTGGATGCAGTCCTATCGGGCCATGCGAAGGCCTGAAAGCAAGCAAGAAGTTGCCTCAGGCGGTGGCCTCATACAAGGCAGTCGCAACAACGGATTGACAGCACTAGGCGGATTTATGCGCCGAGGTGGAATGACAGAGGCAGAAATCATGGCCTCACTGTCAGTGGCCAACGAAACCAGATGCGAGATTCCGCTGCCATCGTCAGAACTGGCGCAGATCGTTCGTTCAGTCGGCCGATACGAGCCAGAAAGCGACATTGCAGCCGCAACAAGCATCGGCTTTGAGGCCGCAGAGGCAATCCTTGCAGCAACGCAGGCCGAAACGCAAGAATACTATTTCACCAGGGCAACCTCTTACCTGAGCCAGCCGGCTCCGCTGCGCTGGATCATCAAAGGATGGATGCCGGACAGTGGCGTGAGCATGGTCTATGGCGAGTCAGGCTCTGGCAAAACCTTCATTACGCTAGACATGGCATGCCACATCGCTTCCGGCCTACAATGGCATGGCCACAAAACCAAGCACGGTCTAGTAGTCTATATGGCAGGCGAAGGTAACTACGGACTGCGCCAGCGGGTTACAGCCTGGTGCAAGGCCCACGGCGTCCAGAATCTTGACAATCTGCTGATCTCAAACAAGGCCATCGACATCGACAGTCCAGCAGCAGCCGCACAGATCATCAACGCAGTGCGAGAAGTCACGCAAGAAGATGCAGTGGCAATCTTCATCGACACCGTGAACAATCACATGAGCGGTGACGAAAACAGCGCCAAGGACACTCGCAACATGCTCAACGCATGCAACATTGTGGCCAGAGCCATGAACTCCAGCGTGTGCCTCAATCACCACACAGGCCACGCCGCCGAATCCAAGCAAAGAGCCAGAGGATCAAGCGCATGGAAAGCATCTCTCGACGCATCACTGCTCGTCTCAAAGAACAACGACAGCATCGAGATTTCCTGCACCAAAATGAAGGACGCAGAACCACCAGAGCCATTCTTCGGCAGACTTGATTCAGTTCCTCTCGGCTGGATTGATGAGGACGGCGAAGAAATAAAAGGCGCAGTGTTTGCAATAGAAGAAAACCCACCAGAAAAACAAGACAAAAAAGAATCAGAGATTCACAAAGACATTCGAAAATTCACAAACGCATGGTGGCACTCAGGCGCAGAAGAACGAGAGAAAAAACCATACGTTTCCAGAAGCGCATTGCTTGACTATTTAATTTCCAATGAAGGCCTGACAGAATCAACAGCAAAAACTTACGCGCAGGAAAGCAAAAAAGGCAGACTCATTTATAACCTTCTGACATCACAAATCGTCACCTCATTTCAGCACGGTTGGATCGTGTCAGACAACACAACAGCCTCGACAATGATGCTCCAACGTGGCTCTAAGTAGGGTGGGACAAATGGGACAAGGACAGGACAAATGGGACTTTTGTCCCACGGACAAGGCGTCGGCAGACTGGGACAAATGGGACACACTCCCTTAGGAGTGTCCCAAAAGTCCCAGCAACGATGTGCAACTTTCGATCCTACGGGTATCCTGTGGATAACTTTGTGAGGAACCACTAACATGACAGGTGATGCTAAGTTGATTGCCAACGACACCCAGGTCGGCGGGGATCACTACAAGCGCAAGGCAATTCAGCCGTGGGATTTTATTGCAGCCAATGGCATCGGATATTTTGAAGGCAACATCGTAAAATATATCTCCAGATGGCGCGATAAAAACGGACTGGACGATTTACTCAAGGCTCGGCATTATCTGGATAAACTCATTGAGATTGAAAATGGCAAAAACTCCTGAAGATAAAAAAAAGAAAGCCGTTGAATATATTCTCAACGCAGTCAGCAACGGCATTCCTCTGGCCCATGCAGTCAAAGACCAAAAGATTGGTCTGAACACTTGGTATGACTGGTGTAATGAGAGCGAAGAACTCGCCGGAGCCATCGCGCGCGCGCGTAAGGCTGGACACGACGTTATCGCTACCGAAACACTCAGAATCATCGACGAGCCACCTCCGCTGACGCAAAATGGCTCAACCGATGCTGGCTTCGTGAGTTGGCAAAAGAACCGCGTCTGGACGCGCATGCAACTGCTGGCAAAGTGGGACCCGAAGCGCTATGGTGACAAACTTGAACTGTCCGGCGATCCAGACCGTCCTCTGGCGATCCAGAAGATTGAGCGAGTGGTGGTTGGCAAGTGACAACCCTACGCATTGAGACGCCCAAGTGGGCAGTGCCGCTCCTCGACCCAAACCGCTACAAGGGCGCGTTCGGTGGCCGTGGCTCGGGCAAGTCTCACTTCTTTGCCGAGGCCGTCATCGAGGCACACATCATGGACCCCAAGCGCCGCACAGTCTGCGTGCGCGAAGTCCAGAAGTCCCTGTCTCAGTCCGTCAAACGCCTGCTCGAACTCAAGATCGAACAACTGAACGCTGGCGCGTACTTCGAGGTGCAGGAAGCCGTGATCAAGTCAAGGCGCGGCGATGGCATGATCATCTTCCAAGGCATGCAGAACCACACTGCCGACTCAATCAAGTCACTGGAAGGCTACGACTGCGCTTGGGTCGAGGAAGCACAAAGCCTGAGCCAGCGAAGTCTGGATCTGCTGCGACCGACAATCCGTAAGCCTGGCTCAGAACTCTGGTTCACTTGGAACCCAAGCCAAGAGAGTGACCCCGTAGATCACCTCCTGAGAGGCCCAAAACCGCCTCCAGGCGCGTGCGTGATCCAAGTGAACTGGGAGGACAATCCTTGGTTCCCGGACGTTCTACGCTCCGAAATGCAGTACGACCGAGACCGAGACCCGGACAAGTACGCCCACGTTTGGCAAGGAGCTTACCTTCGCAACTCCCAAGCCAGAGTCTTTCGCAACTGGCGCATCGAGGAGTTTGACGCACCGCCAGACGCAATCCACCGACTCGGCGCTGACTGGGGCTTTGCAATCGACCCAACAGTATTGGTGCGCTGCCACATTGTCGGGCGCAAACTGTTCATCGACTACGAGGCGTACATGGTCGGCTGCGAGATCACCGCCACGCCTGATCTGTTCATGACCGTCCCGGAGGCCGAGAAGTGGCCAATCGTTGCCGACTCAGCACGACCGGAAACGATCAGCCACATGCGTCGCCACGGATTCCCAAAGATCATGCCAGCCGTCAAAGGACCGAAAAGCCTACAAGAAGGCATCGAATGGCTAAAATCCTACGAAATCATCGTTCACCCTCGATGCAAGCACGCCATTGATGAATTGACCCTCTACAGCTACAAGACCGATCCGCTGACCGGCCAGGTTCTGCCCGTCTTGCAAGATACAAAAAACCATGTTATTGACGCTTTGAGGTATGCTTGCGAAGGCGTGCGTAGGGCGGCTCCTCCAAAAACCTTGGACTTCAGGCCAATGCCCACGATCAATCGCTGGTGAACAGGAATCTTATGGCCAGAATCTCAAACGAACAGCGGCTGCATAACCTCCACGCAGAGGCGCTGGCCGAGTTCGACAAAGTACAGTCCGCGCTGCGCGACGAACGACTCCAGTGCCTTCAAGACCGGCGCTTCTATAGCCTTGCCGGTGCCCAGTGGGAAGGCCCGCTGTGGGATCAATACGAAAACAAGCCCAAGTTTGAAGTCAACAAGATTCACATGGCGGTCATTCGTATCATCAACGAGTACCGTAACAACCGCGTCAGCGTTGATTTCGTCAGCAAAGAAGGCTCTGAGTACGACAAACTCTCAGACACGCTCGACGGACTTTATCGCGCTGATGAGCAGGACTCTGTAGCCTCAGAAGCATACGACAACGCCTTTGAGGAAGCAGTCGGCGGTGGATTCGGTGCGTGGCGGCTTCGTACAGAGTACGAGGACGACGAGGATGACGAGAACGAGAAGCAACGAATCTGCATCGAACCGATCTTTGATGCTGACTCGTCGGTGTTCTTTGACCTCCAAGCCAAACGCCAAGACAAGTCAGACGCCAAGTTTTGCTACGTCTTGACTGCCATGACCCGCGACGCCTACCGCGAGGCGTATGAGGACGATCCGACTACTTGGCCCAAGACCGTCCACCAGTACGAGTTCGACTGGATGACGCCAGATGTGGTGTTCATTGCCGAGTATTACAGGGTCGAGGAAGTCAACGAAACCATCCGCATCTTCCAGCGCATCGACGGCGAGGAAGAACGCTACAGACGCGAGGACTTCGAGAACGACGAGACGCTCGAGGACACCCTCGCGGCCATCGGCACAGTCGAAGTGCGCCAGAAGCGCGTCAAGCGCCGCAAGATTCGCAAGTACATCATGAGCGGCGGTCGAGTGCTCGAGGACTGCGGATACATCGCAGGCAAAAACATTCCCATCGTGCCGACATACGGCAAACGCTGGTTTGTGGACAACATCGAACGCTGCATGGGTCATGTCCGCCTGGCTAAAGACGCCCAGCGCCTTCGCAATATGCAGTTGTCCAAGCTCGGCGAGATCGCCGCACTGTCCAGCGTCGAAAAGCCCATCTTGACGCCTGAGCAAGTCGCTGGCCACCAGTTGATGTGGGCAGAGGACAACATCAAGGACTACCCGTATCTGCTGATCAATCCTGTCACTTCGGCAGATGGATCAATGCAGGTCAGTCCACCTGTTGGCTACACGCGCTCGCCTGCCATTCCACCCGCTCTGGCCGGAATCATCTCGGTCACTGAACAGGACATGAAGGACGTTCTGGGCAACCAAGAGCAAGGCGACAAGATCGTCAGCAATATTTCAGGCAAAGCCGTGGAGATGATCCAGCAGCGCCTGGACATGCAGACCTTCATTTATATGTCCAACTTTGCCAAGGCAATGAAGCGCTGCGGCGAGATTTGGCTCTCAATGGCGCAGGAAATCTACGTTGAAGAAGGCCGCAGCATGAAGGCCGTCAACGAAAATGGGGACGTATCATCAGTCGAACTGATGAAGCCTGCGATCAACACCAACGGCGAGATGGAGTACGAAAACGACATCTCCTCTGCCAAGTTCGACGTTGACGTTCAGGTTGGGCCGACTAGCCAATCCAAGCGTGCAGCAACCGTCAAAGCACTGACCGGCATGCTGGCCATCACGACAGACCCTGAGACTCAGCAGGTTCTGCAAGCGATGGCTATGATGAACATGGAAGGCGAAGGCATCTCTGATGTCCGGGACTTCTTCCGCAAGAAACTCCTGAAACTCGGAGTCATCAAGCCGTCTGATGAAGAAGCGCAAGAACTGATGATTGAGATTCAGGGTCAGCCGCAAGACCCGAATACGATCTTCCTGCAAGCCGCTGCTGAAGAAGCCGTGGCAAAAGCCGCCCAGGCTCGGGCCAACACCGTCCTGACAGTGGCAAAGGCCGAGGAAACGCAGGCCAAGACACTGGAAACCATGTCCAAGATTGGTGGCGAAGTCACAATCACGGCGCAGCCTGAAGTAGCATCTAGCGCCCAGCCAACGCAAACTCAAGCACAGCCTGAGCCAATGAACGACAATGCGGACATTGAGCGCATGAAGATGGAGCTTGAGCTTGAAGGTCTGCGTGCAGACACGGCTATGAAGATCGCCAGGCTGGCAGAGATGGAATCAAAACTGTCTCGTGAGCGTGAAGATTCGCAGATGAACAATGTCATGTCCGAGTCTGTGAAGTCCATGCAAGAGATGATGGACGATCTGAACAAGAAAATGCAAGAGTTCCAAGATTCAGTGGATGGTCTGTCAAAGAGCAGCAAAGAAACGGCTGACAAGGCTATCGCCGCAATCAAACGGCCGAAGCGGATCATCCGCGAAAATGGCAAAATCGTAGGCATTGAAACGGAGTAATCATGGCAAATGCCATTTATCCTTTGTATAAGCAGGCACTGCTTGATGCTTCTGCCAACGTCGATTTGAACGATGGCACTGTCAAGGTTGCACTGAGTACGGCTGCGTACAATTCGGCGCATGACTTCTATGATGATGTCAGCGCCTCGACCGTTGGCACGCCTCAGACGATCAACAACACGACCGTAACTAACGGTCTGTTTGATGGTGATGATGTGGTCTACACAGCAGTGCCGAGCGGCAGCACAGTCACGGCGCTGATTATCTACATCGACACCGGCACGCCTGGCACATCGCGTCTTGTGGCGTTTTTGGACACTGGTATCGGTGGTACTTTCCCGCTGCCAACCAACGGCGGTGATGTGAACGTGAACTGGAACGCCAGCGGGATCTTCCAGCTATGAGTCTCACTCCTGCTCAATCCGCGACGCTTGGGGCTTACATCGCCTCAACGCCTGCGCTCAATGACATCCCAAATACGCCAGACGGCGCGTTTGAGATTGCTGAAATCCTCAACACTCCGTCTGTGCCTGGGTATCAGGCGATCACGACTGGCGCTGCGATGCTGTGGGCGGCGGAAGGCCCGCGAGTTCGTATCGGGCAGGCCAGCATTGATCCGCAGCAACCTGAGCCAATCAGGGCGTCTTGTCAGGTGTTCCTTGACCTGATCATGGGCGGCACCGGGTCAATGCTGCACACCGAGGAGCCTGAGATTGAGGCTCTTTTCGACGGCTGGGTGCTGGCGTCTGTCATCACCCAGGCAGAGCATGACAAGGTGTACAAGCAGCCGGATGGCATTGCTTGCACGTTGATTCCGCAGTCTGTTGAGTTGGTTGATCAGACCGTAACTTGGCAGGACGTTTATCAGTCGAGGAATCCGTAATGGCTACGGCAACAGTCAATTACAGCAGTAATACAACCATTACAATGGATTTGGCGAACCTCGGTACGTCATCTACTTTTCTTGCTGGCCGCGAATCAAGTCAAATTGACAACACTAGCAACAAGTACATGGACTGTACGGTCAGTGGTTTCATTAGCGTTGGTACGACGCCTACTGCCAACACAGTAATTGCTGTCTATGTGTGGGGTGCGGATACTTCGCTGGCGACTACGCCACTTGACGTTTTGGATGGTACTGACAGCGCAGAAACGCTTACCAATACCGGCATCTTGAACGCTTTGCGTCTCGGAGCGAGCATTGCTGTCCCTGCCGCTACTAGCGATGTGCAATATATCGTCCTTCCGTTTTCAGTTGCGTCGCTGTTTGGTGGCGTTATGCCTAAGTTTTGGGGCTTGTTTGTTTCTCACAATACGGGCGTCGCGTTAAGAAACAACGCAGTCAATACAAATTCATTTGATTTTGTCGGCATTAAGTACGACGTAGCATAAGACGGCGCAATGATTCTGCTGCCGAAATATAGAACAAGTCAGCCTAACGGCCCGACAGAAATTAATTGGGGAAACCCAATTACTCGCGGCCTTGCGACCGTATTTCTTCCGACGCAACGATACCCGTCAATTGACCTTGTAACAAAGGTCTTTGATACATCTACAACTCGCGGGTCGTTGCTCCCAGGCACGAACGGTGTTCGGTACGCGGTTACCGGGACCAATGTTGCTTGGACGCTCAATTTTGCACCTGTTGGAATTCTCGCTAATTATCCGGCGGTTTCTGTATTCACGTTGTTTGAGCAGTACGACACAACAACAACAGGAGTTATTTTTGGCGGTGGGAATAATGCATCCCAATACGCCAGATTTGAAAAAAACAACAACGGCTCAATCAGTTTTGTACCTAATACTAATAGCGGAGGGTCAGCAATTGCTGGCCCAGTTCTTAACACCAATCAAGTCTATGCGCTCGCTGCCATCAATCAAGGTAACGAACGCGAATTATTTGTTGACGCTGTAAGCCAAATAAGTAGCAACACATCAATTACATTTATAAATGGAGCGTATGGTTACGCCGGATCTTCTTTTCTTGTCGTAAATCAGTACCGTCGCATCGGCTTATATTGTGGATATGTTTGGACACGGCGGCTGACTCCGTTTGAGATAAAAAGTCTCACGGACAACCCGTGGCAGATCTTCCGACCGCAGCGGTTAATCTTTCCGTTCACTGGCGCAGCGGCTCAGACGCTCACGCCGAGCCTGTACACAAACACCCAGACGTTTTATGACCCGACGGTCACGCCCGGTACGGTCACGCTCCAGCCGGGTCTGTACACCAATCAGCAGACCTTCTACGACCCTACTGCTGTTCTTGGGCCTGCGCCTCAGACGCTGACGCCAAGTCTGTACACGAATACGCAGACGTTTTACAGCCCGACGGTTATTCCTGAGCAGTTCATTGAGCCTGGGCTGTACACGAATCAGCAGGTTTTCTACGGCCCGACTGTTACTCAGGTTTCTCCGCAGACCATTTACCCTGGTCTGTTCGTCAATCAGAACCAATTCTTCCCGTTTACAGTCCAAGGTGCTGGTGGCGGTGGCCCGTCTGTTAACGGCTGGGCGGCAGAACGTCGCCGCCTTGAGTTGTCACTTGAGCAGCGGCAGGCCACTCAGACGCTTGCCAAGTCCAAGAACAAGGTTGCCAAGCGCGTTGCTAAACGCATCGAGCAGTATGTTGCTGCCGAGATTGACGCGCAGGCCGAGATTGAGCAAATCGCGCAACTTCAAGTTGAGATTGCAAAACTTGAGGCACTACACGATAATCGGAAACAATTCAACCAAGAGATGCGCGAGGCCGCGCAGATTTTGAAAGATTTTGTCCAGGATGAGCAGGACGCAATAACCCTGCTGATGCTGGTGCAGGAATTTGACGCGAGATGCGTCATTGAGGCAACCGCCAGCCCTGATGTGGCGAGTTTGATGGGATCAGCATGAGCGAAACGGCAGAAATCGAGGAAATCACGACCGAGGAACCGCAGGAGCAGGAAGTTGAGCAGGTGCTTGAGCAAGTCGAGCAAGAGCCTGAGCAGCAAGATGAACCTGAAGAATCTGACGTTGTAGTTTCTATCGGCGAGGAAACGCCACCTCAAGAGGAAACGCGAGCGCCTGATTGGGTGCGCGAGTTGCGGAAATCGCACCGCGAGTTGCAGCGCAAGAACCGTGAGCTTGAAGCCAAACTGACAACCCAAGCGCCTGTAGTGCAGCCGCTGGGTAAGAAGCCGACGCTAGAAGATCACGACTACGACGCCGAGAAGTTTGAGACTTCGTTGGCCGAGTGGTACGAGCGCAAGCGAAAAGCGGATGAAGTAGCAGCGCAGGCCAGACTCGCTGAGGAGCAACAGCAGCGGCAATGGCAGGCAAAGCTGGATTCCTATGGCAAGGCGAAAGCCTCGCTGAAGGTGCGCGACTTTGATGATGCTGAGGAAGTCACTCAGCAGGCATTGGATGTAACGCAGCAGGGGATCGTGCTTCAAGGTGCAGAGAATCCTGCACTGTTGGTCTACGCACTTGGCAAGAACCCAAAAAAGGCCGCAGAACTCGGCTCAATCAAAGATCCTGTGAAATTCGCTTTTGCGGTAGCGAAACTGGAGAAAGACTTGAAGGTAACGCAACGCAAAGCGGCACCGCCGCCCGAGAAAGTCGTGCAAGGTAATGCAGGCGTTTCTGGCGCGGTTGATTCAACACTCGACCGGCTGCGTGCTGAAGCTGAAAAGTCCGGTGACTACACCAAGGTCTTTAAGTACAAGCAGCAGCAGAAACTCAAACAGAAATGAGGTAAATCATGGCAAACGCATTTAATAAAGAAGAACGCGTCGCGTTCGAAAACATTCTGGAAGGCTTCCAGGACGCGCTGGTGCTGTCGCGCAACGTCGCGGTGTACAACACCGACCAGACGATGATGGAGCGCACCAACAACGTCATCTGGCGTCCGCAGCCCTATATCGCTGAGTCGATCACTGCCGCCCCTGGCACTGACATCTCCTCGTCCTACAAGGACATGACTCAGTTGGCCGTGCCTGCGACCATTGGTTTCAGCAAGTCTGTGCCTTGGACGCTGAACGCGCTGGAACTGCGTGACGCGCTGCAAGAGGGTCGCCTGGGCGATGCCGCCAAGCAGAAGCTGGCCTCGGATATCAACGTTGCCATCATGAACGTTGCTACCACTCAGGGCACTCTGGTTGTTAAGCGTACCGCTGCTGCCTCGGGCTTTGATGATGTCGCGCAATGCGACGCCATCATGAACGAGCAGGGTGTGCCGTCTTATGACCGCTATCTGGCTCTGTCCACCCGCGACTACAATGGCATGGCCTCGAACCTGCAAGGTCTGTCGCGTTCGTTCGGCAATCGCAAGTCGGATTCGGCTTACGAGCGTGCCTACGTCGGCATGGTGGCGTCGTTCGACACCTTCAAGTTGGACTACGCCAACCGCAAGGCGGCTGCTCTCGGCTCGGGTATCACCATTGACACCCGCACCGCTGCGAACAACTACTACCAGCCCAAAGCGACCAGCACCTCGGTCGGTGGTCAGATCAACGTTGACAACCGCTATCAGACTGTGACTGTCTCCTCGACCACCAACGTGGCCGCTGGCGACTGCTTCACGATCTCTGGCGTTAACGCCTGCCATCACATCACTAAGGGTGACACTGGCGTGCTGAAAACCTTCCGGGTGATCAGCGTGACCAACGCCACCACGATGGTGATTTCGCCTCCGATCATCTCCGATCAGGGCGCGACCGATGCTGAAGCTCAGTATCAGAACGTGATTGTTACGCCTGCTGCTACGGCCAACATCGTGTTCCTGAACACCGCCTCGGCTTACCTCAACCCGTTCTGGCAGAAAGACTCGCTTGAGATCCTGCCGGGTCGGTACGCGGTGCCTGCCGATGCTGGCGTTGCTGTGATGCGTGCTGCCACTGACCAGGGCGTTGAACTGGTGATGCAGAAGTTCTACGACATCAACAGCATGAAAACCAAGTATCGTCTTGATACCTTGTTTGGTGTGGTGAACAAGCAGCCGGAAATGTCCGGTGTGATCTTGTTCTCGCAGACCTGATCGTAGACTGACAGGGCAGGGGCTTCGGCCCCTGTCTTGTTTTAGGAGTACGGTATGCCGCTAAAAAAAGGTTATTCGCAGAAATCCATCTCGTCTAACATCTCGAAAGAGATGAAGGCTGGCAAGCCGCAGAAGCAGGCCGTGGCGATTGCTCTGAGTACGGCACGCACTGCTGCCATGAAAGCAGGCAAGCCTAGCAAAGCGCCGAGGAAGAAATGAAAGCCAAACCTCCTGGCCTCTATGCCAACATTGCCGCTAAACGCGAGCGCATTGAGGCTGGCAGTAAGGAGCGTATGCGTAAGCCTGGGAGCAAAGGCGCTCCGACTGCTGCTGCTTTTCGTGCCGCTGCCAAAACTGCAAAGAAAAAATGACCGAATTCCCGACGCTGGTTTACCGATCCCCTGGCCCGCATCACGGCCCAGGCTCAACTACCTATGACTATCGTGGCGTGAGCAACGAAAATGAGTTGACGCTGCGACAGATTGAGGGATGGACGTTGAGTCTTGACGAGGCGATCAACGGTAAGCCAGCAGCACCTGAGCCTGTGGACAACTCGCCTCCGACTCGGGCTGAGATGGAGCAAAAGGCGCGGGAACTGAAGATCAAGTTTGACGGTCGCACGACGGATCGGAAACTGTTAGGATTGATCGAGTCCGCAATGGGGTCGGTATGAGTTACACAAAACGCCAGTTTGTCGAGGCCGCCTTCGAGGAAATCGGACTGGCGGCTTATGTGTTTGATCTGTCCCCTCAGCAGATGGAGTCTGCGGTGCGCCGTCTTGATACCATGATGGCTGAGTGGAACGCCAAGGGTATCCGTCTGGCATACCCGCTGCCGTCCAGTCCGCAGGATAGTGACATTGACGCTGAAACGACGGTGCCTGACAGCGCTAACGAAGCGATCATCTGCAATCTTGGTGTCAGGCTGGCTCCGTCCTATGGCAAGCAAGTGATGCCTGAGACGAAGGTGACGGCAAAGATGGCTTACAACACGCTGCTTGCGCGTGCGACAATGCCTATGGAGCAACAGATGCCTGCGTCCATGCCATCTGGCTCTGGCAATAAGCCTTGGCGTGTTTACGACGATCCATATCTGCGTCCGCCGTACTTCCCGGTGGACTCTGGGCCTGAAGGCCCGCTGGAGTACAACTGATGCCTACGATTAATCAACTGCCGACTCTGGCGACGGTTTCATCCGGCGATCAGTTGCCGGTCTACACGCCCAGCAACGGTGATGCTCGCAAGATGAGCATTGGCTCACTGCTGACGTTCTTCCAGTCATCGTTCGCCTCGCCTACGATGTCGGTGCAGTATGCGACGCCTGGGACTGGCTTCAACGTCACTGTGGCGACCAACAGCACGCAGGCATGGTTGCTGATTCAGCCTGCTGGAACGCTGGCAACTGGCACTGTGACGCTGCCGCTCAATACCAGCATCCTTGATGGTCAAGAGGTGCTGGTGACGACGACCCAGCAGATCACCTCGTTCACGCTGGGCCTGAATGGCGCTGCGGCGGCCTATGGTGATCCGACGACGCTGGCCGCAGAAGATTTCTTCCGTATGCGGTACTACTCCGCGACGAATTCTTGGTACAGGATCGCATAATGGCTATTCAAGCACCGTTTCAGGCACAACGAGGTGCCAATCAGGTCGTCACTCCCGGCGCTGCTTCGGCATCTGTGACGATTGCGGAGTTCCCCAAGTCTGTGCGGCTGGTCAACAGCGGCGCAAACATCTGCCACGTTCGCATCGGTCAGGGCGCTCAGACCGCCACGACGGCCGACTCGCCTGTTCTGCCCAACAGCGAACTCATCCTGCATCGTCAGGAAGGCGAGAACACTGTGGCGTACATCTCTGCCTCTGGCACGACGCTGCACATCCAGACGGGCGAAGGCGGCATCTGATGGCCAAAGACCCAAGGCTTGAGCGAGCCGGGGTCAGCGGCTACAACAAGCCAAAGAAAACACCGAGTCACCCGACCAAGAGCCACGTTGTTGTGGCGAAGGTTGGCGATCAGGTCAAGACCATTCGATTCGGTCAGCAAGGCGTCAGCGGCTCCCCAGACGGGTCTGCCAGGAACAAAGCGTTCAAGGCCCGCCATGCGTCCAACATCGCCAAAGGCAAGATGAGCGCAGCGTACTGGGCGGACAAGGTGAAGTGGTAACCCATGCAAATCCCCATCGTCAGCGGCATCTACACTGACCAAGGCCCGGACCTTCGCAGTAGTTACCCGGTCAACATGATGCCTGTGCCCAAGACGCAAGGCATCAGCACCGGCTACTTGCGTCCCGCTGACGGGCTTGTCGAGATCCTGACAGGGCCAGGCGTTGACCGAGGCGGCATCCTGTGGAATGGCGTGATGTACCGCGTCATGGGCAGCAAGCTGGTCAGCATTTCCGACACCAACGTACTAACCATTCTGGGTGATGTCGGAGGATCGACAGGCTTAGTCGTGATGGACTACTCCTTCGACCATCTCGGCATTGTCTCCGACGGTGAAATTTACTTCTGGGACGGCACGACGCTGACCATCGGTAACTACCCGGCGGTGACCATCGGGTACATCATCGACTTCTGCTTCATCGACGGTCGCTTCATGATCACCGATGGCGAGCGGCTGTTCTGCACTGACATCGGCGATCCGTTCACGATTGGCGCTTTTGCTTTCACTGAGCCGGTGGCCGACCCTGATCCAGTTGTCGCCATCATTCGACTCAGGAACGAGGTCTACGCGCTCAATCAGTACACCGTTGAGGTGTACGAGAGCATCACGAGCAACGTGCCTTTCCCGTTCCAGTTGATCGACGGGGCACAGATCCAGAAGGGCGCCATCGGCACTCAGGCTTGCTGCGTATTCCTTGAGGCGCTGGCGTTCATGGGTGGCGGTCGCAACGAAGCGCCAGGCATCTACATCGGCACCAACGCTGTTGCCAACAAGATCAGCACGCAAGAGGTCGATGAGATCCTTGCCACCTATACGACAGCGCAACTGGCTCAGGTCAAACTGGAGGCACGAAACCTCAAGGCCCAGCAGTTGCTCTACGTCCATCTGCCTGATCGCACCCTCGTCTACGACGCCGCATCGAGTCAGGCTATCCAGCAGCAGGTCTGGTCCGAGTTGACCAGCAGCATTGACGGCTATGCTCAGTATCGCGCTCGCAACTTCGTCTGGGCATACGACAAGTGGATGGTGGGCGACACGGCCAGCAGCAAGATGGGCTATTGCGTTGACAACATCTCGACGCACTGGGGCGACACCGTGCGATGGGAGTTTGGCACCACGATTGTCTACAACAAAGGCAAGGGTGCTCTGTTCCATCAACTCGAACTTGTGGCGCTGACTGGCCGCGTGGCGCTCGGCAAGAACCCGTGGATCAGTACATCGTATTCATACGACGGTCAGGCGTGGAGCCAGGACCGTGCGATCCAAGTGGGCACGACCGGGCAGACGCAAAAGCGCCTTGTGTGGTTCCAACAGGGCAACATGCGGAACTGGCGCATCCAGCGGTTCAAGGGTGACAGTCAGGCGCACCTGTCGTTCGTGCGTCTGGAGGCTCAGATTGAGGGGCTGAATTACTGATGGCCTCGAACAAACTCAATCTGACACGCGATGAACTCGCGTCTTTTCTGAAGAATCACCATCAGATTCGTCAGTTTGAGCGGCTGTTTGCCGATGTCGAACAACTTGAGCCAACGACCCTAGATGATCTGGCCCTGTCTGGCGATAACGCAGCGCAAAAGGCTGTGCAGGCCATTGATGGGCTTGAGGCTCAGAAGCAGGAGCTTGAGGTTACGGTGGCTGCGCTTGAGGCTAAGGTCAATCAGGCTGTCGGCGCGTTGTCTGCCATCAATGACCAGTTGTCGATGCTGATGCAGGCACCGCCTCCTCGTGAGTTCAAGCGGTCGCGTTATGGGTCGTTCTACGACACGACAACGCAAACGGCGGCGGCGATCAACACAGCTACGGCTATCACGTTCAACACCACTGATCTGAGCCACGGCGTTAGCATTGGGACGACGACATCCCAAGTGATTGTGGATACGCCTGGAATTTATAATTTCCAGACATCTATCCAGTTGGATAGCACTGTCTCTACATCAGAACAATTCTATTTGTGGTTCCGAGTCAACGGAGTTGACGTAACCAATTCAGCGTCACAAGTCAGGATTCAGGGCAACAATGCGGAGATTTTTGTTGCTTTGAATTTATTTTTTGACTTGAAAGCCGACGACTACGTTGAACTGATGTATTCAGTCAGTAGCACTGCGGTGCAATTGCTGGCCTCCGGCGCGGTGTCACCGCATCCTGGCATCCCGTCTGTCATTCTGACGGTTGCAAACAATATTCAAGGGGTTCAATAATGGCAGTCGTCGCAAAAGTTCTTGTTCCTCCGTTGCAGTTGGTGACTGCTGCGACCACTCAGTACACGGCAACTGGTGTCAAGGCGATCATTGACAAGGCGACCGTGACCAACACAGACACGGTGAATCGGTCGTTCAATGTTCACATTGTCACCAGTGGCGGGTCTGCCAACAACGGCAACCTCGTGATCGACACCAAGACTGTGGTGCCGAATGAAACCTATCTGTGCCCTGAGTTGGTGGGGCAGGTTCTGGATGCGGGTGACTTCATCAGCACGACGGCCAGCGCAGCCACTACGCTGACCTTTCGGGTTTCTGGCCGAGAGATTGCGTGACGCAGTTTGCTGTGGCATAGTGCGGACACTGAGCGCCGGGGCATTCCAGTGGCCCAAACTCGTCCTTTTCGGATAGTCCCGTGAGCGATTGTGAATACTGGCTGCGCCAGAATTTCCAACAGGTGTTCGATCTTCCTGCACCAGCCGTTGATTGGCTGTTGATGCTGTGGAACGCCATTCAGGTTTTCGATGATGTGGCCGATGGCGATGCCGTCAAGCCTGCCGACCTGAACGCCGCGATCTGGCAAACGCTGGTCGCTATGCCAGCAAACTCCTTTTTCATGCAGCACTCGGCGACCTTGCTGCCCGTTGTCGCGTCCATGATCCTCAAGTGGCATGGGGCCAACGAGGCAGAGCAGTGCAAGCAACACGACGCGAAGTCGTTCGTGTGGCGAGCGGGTTATTACGATGTGGTTCTGATGGTCGTGCAGTGCTGCAAGGGTAATCAGTTTGCGACCGAAAACGCAGCCAAAGTCATGCGCCTGTACGGCGAGGACTTCGACCAGTACATGAAGGAATTTCGAGATGCCTAATCCAGCGGTAGCCCTTATTGGTGGTGCATCCACACTGTTGTCGTCCAGAGCGCAAAGTAGCGCAGCCAAGTCTGCCGCAGGAGCGCAGACTCAAGCTGCCCAGATGGGCATTGATGAGCAGCGGCGTCAGTTCGACGTTATGCAGGAGTTGCTCGCTCCCTATGTTCAGGGAGGAACAACAGCGTTTCAGGCTCAGCAGAACCTGCTTGGCCTTGGCGCCCCCGGTACGCAAGAGGCTGCGATTCAGGCTCTCGAACAGTCGCCAGGCTTTCAGTACCTCGCTCGTCAGGGTGAGAACGCCATCATCCAGAACGCCGCTGCAACGGGTGGTCTGCGTGGTGGCAATCTTCAGGCAGCACTGGCTCGGTTCCGTCCTGCGCTGCTGCAACAGCAGATCCAACAGCAGTTTGCTAATCTTGGCGGCCTGGCCCAGTACGGTCAGGCTTCTGCTGTTCGCACTGGCGCAGGCGCACAGGCTGCTGGTACAAACATCGGCAATCTGCTTCAGCAGCAGGGTGCTGCTCAGGCTGGTGGCGCACTTGCTGCTGGTGCTGCACGAGCACAAATGTTTGGACTTCCTGCTCAAGTTGCAGGATACATGCAAGGCACGGGTGGATCTATGTTTGGTGGCACTCAAGCGCCCGCTCCTATTATGGCTGCCACTCCTGTACCGTTTGATGCGGCTGCCGGAACTGGCGTCTATGGAGGTATGTTGTAATGGTCGCACCATTCAATTACGCGCTCAACGTCGCCTCGCCCTTCGAGCAGGCAGTGCAGGGTTTGAAACTCGGCGCTACCCTGCAAGACATGGAAACGGCGCGTGCGGCAAACCAGCAAGCCATTGCTCTTAAGGCGGCGCAGGAAAGAGAAATTCAAGCCAAGCTTGATGCACAGAATCGGCTTGCTACCGCCGCTGGATCATTGATTGACAAGATCCGCGCTGGTAATGCTACGGCTTCTGACTTTGCAGAGTATCGACTGATTGCTCCTAAAGATCAGTCCGAAGCGGCCATGCGGGTCTGGGAGGGTATGAGCAAAGATCAGCAGCAAAACTCCTTGAGTTTTGGCCTGCAAGCTATGGCTGCACTTGGCAGTAAAGATCCCCAAGTTGGCATTGATATTCTGGAAAGGCGTGCAGAAGCAGAGCAGGCCGCAAATCCTCAAATGGCGCAGGCGTGGAAAACTGCGGCAGAACTTGTCAAGTTAGATCCTGCAAATGGCATTTTTGCCGCAGGTTCAATTATTGCTGGCCTGCCTGGCGGCGACAAAGCACTTGAGGCATGGCAGAAAAATCAAGATGAGCGCAGGGCCGCAGCGTTGGCGCCGTTCAAGCTACGCCAAGAAACTGCCGACGCTATCATCAAAGAAGCGCAGTCCAAGTTCGCTCCTGATAAGTTTGGCGCTGAACTGGATCTGACAAAAGCTCAGATTGAGCAAGCCAGAGCCGCTCGGCGTGCATCTGATGCTGCTGCGGCCAAGTCTGGTGCAGAGGCCACTCGCGCTGAAGCAGAAGCAAGGCAAATCTCTGCTGGAGTCATCCCGGCTGACAAGCGCCCAGAAGCAGAATCCAAGTTCCGCGCAGAATACAACAATCTGACCAAGGGCTATCAAGAAGTAAAATCTGCATATGGTCGTGTTCTTGCATCAGAGGATAGCGCCGTAGGAGATTTATCGCTTATCTTTGGCTACATGAAAATGCTTGACCCAGGCTCTGTGGTGCGCGAGGGCGAATTTGCAACAGCACAGAACGCTGCTGGCGTGCCAGAGCGTGTGCAAAACATCTATAACAGAGTGATCAGTGGCGAGCGTCTTTCTGCAAGCCAACGTAAATCGTTTAAGGGGCAAGCGGACGGATTGTTTAAGCAAGCTGGTCAGCAAGAAAGCACCGTTCGCACAGGCATTGAGCGGATTGCTAGGGGCTATGGACTCAACACAGCAAACATCTTCTTGGAGCCTGTAGAGTCTGCACCGACTGCACCAACGCCTACAAAGCCACAGCAAGCTCCTGCGTCTGGTCAGCGAAATGTCACGGTGGATTACTAACATGCCGTACTCCATCACTACCAAAGATGGCATCACAATCAACAACATTCCTGATGATGTTGCTCCTGACTCGCAAGAGCTAAAAGAAAGGGTTTCGCGTATCAGAGCGGGTGGCGGTGCGGCTGCGTTAGAGGCCCCTAGCGGCCCATCAACAACGGCAACAGGATTGATTGGTGCGATTACCAGAGGAGCGGCGATTCCTGCTGCTGGCGCTGCTGCTGGAGCGGCATTGGGCGCTCCATTTGCTGGAGTTGGCGCAATTCCTGGTGCTATTGCTGGTGCTGGCGCGGCAACTGCAACGCAGTTTTTTGGCGATCCGATCATCGGGTTAGTCAATCGAGTGCTCGGCACAAATTACGCATCTCCCACTCAAGCAATGGAGCAGATGCTGACTCGCATTGGTGTGGCACAGCCTCAAACAGAAGCAGAAAAAATTGTGCAGGCTACCGCAGCAGGCGCATCAGGCGCTGGTGGCACTGCCGCACTTGGTCGAACACTTCAAACAGGTGCAGGCCAAGCCGCTCCTGTGACTAGAGAAGTCGGGCGTATGCTGGCTGCACAACCTGTCACACAAGCTGCGGGTGGAGCAATGGCAGGAGCGGCAGCGCAGGCAGCACAAGAAATGGGTGCCGGACCAATCGGGCAACTTGGCGCCGCGTTGGCTGGTGGTGTTGCTGGAGCCACGCTTGCAACGCCAAGGCGCGTGACTCCTGGTTTATCGCAAACTACTCAAGAGGCAACACAACGCGGCATATCTGTGTTGACTTCTGATGTCGCTCCTCCAGAAACATTTATGGGGCGCACTGTTCAGCAAATTGGAGAGCGCGTCCCTCTGGCTGGCACTGGCCCTGTACGAGTTGCGCAACAGCAATCTCGCATTGCTGCTGTGCGTGATGTGTTGCGTCAATATGGAGCAGATGATGCTGCTGGTGTTAGCGATGATGTAATGCGTGACCTTGCCGCAAAGCGGTCTGCTGACTTGAACAAATACACAGGAGCCAAAAGCGATGTGATCAATCGTCTTGATGCAAAAGGCATTGTTCCTGTTAACAATGCGACGCAAGCGATTGATACGCAAATTGCTGAACTTCAAAGCCTGCGGTCTGAGCAGTATTTGCCAGTCATCAGAGTGCTTGAGGACTGGAAGTCATCACTACAAAACCAGAGTCTCGCTAACATTGAAAAACTGCGCAAGCAAGTCGGAGAATCGTTTGCCGCACCTGAACTAGCATCAATCCGAGATACTGGTCAAAAGGCTTTGTCCAAAGTTTACGGTCCGCTCAAGCAAGACATGGAGGATTTCATTACCCAAGTTGGCGAGCGCAGAGATGTGACAAAGTGGAAAGTTGCTGATAAGCGATTGGCTCAGATGGCTGGCGAACTAGACATGGGCACATTGAAGTCTGTGCTTCGTTCTGGCTCTGTTACTCCTGAAGATGTAAATAAGCTAATTTTTAGCAAAAAGCCAAGCGAGATCAGGCAACTTTACAGTGATCTGACTCCTGCTGGCCGAGCAAGCGTTAGAACTGCTGTCTTGTCGCGTGCAGCGTCAAGCGCACGCTACAACTTGGAAGATGGAACTGTTGCATTTAGTCCAGAAAAATTTAACGCTGAAATTCAGCGTCTACAACCGCAAATCGGTGTGTTTTTCAAAGGAGATGATCTGAAACAAGTTGAGGGATTGTCTAAGGCTCTGACACTGACTCGACGCGCCGGGCAAGCTGGTGTTGCAACCGCGACTGGCCAGCAGGCTGTGCCGTTTGTTGCTGGCAGTTTTCTGGTGGATTTGTTGGGGTCGTTCGGCGCATCACTTGCCGCTGCCGGTGGCGTTGGGTTGACTGCTAGAATTTACGAATCAGGGCCGGTAAGAAATCTCATGTTGCAACTTGGACGGGCCGCTCCTGGTAGCGCAGAAGAAGCCGCGATTTCTAAGCGATTGATTGCTGCCATCCAAACTCAGGCAGAATCTCAACAGTCGTCGCAAGAACTGGAAAGGTAACCAGCAATGTCCGCTCTGTCCGTCAATCCCCCGTTCCCTATCTTTTTCGACATTGACGGGCAACCGCTCGATGCCGGGTACATCTACCTCGGTGTGGCGAATCAAGACACCGAGGCCAATCCGATCCAAGCGTACTGGGACGCTGCGCTGACGGTTGCAGCGACGCAGCCGATTCGCACGAGGGGTGGCTTCCCGGTGAACGCTGGCGTACCGGCGCGGGTGTACGTCAACAGCGACTTCTCGATTGTGGTCAAGAACCGCAACGGGTTCCAGGTGTTCTCCTCGCCCACCTGCACTGATCGGTTCAACGATGCCGTGGTGCAGGTTGACTCGTCTGATGTCACGTTCCTCCAAGCCGGCACCGGAGCAGTCACGCGCACCGCTCAGGCGAAGATGCGGGATGTGGTGAGCGTCAAGGACTTCGGCGCTGTTGGTGACGGCGTGGTGGATGATACGGCGGCGATTCAGGCGGCGATTGATGCAATGCCAAACGGAAGCGCTTTGTCTTTCGTTGGGAATGCAACCTACAAAGTCACGGCTCCAATTGTCGTGCCACCTAATCTCACAGGGTGCGTATTTTTAGGGAACGGCGCGACCATCCGTGCGTATCACAACGGTGATGGCTTGGTGATGATCGCCACCAACCAGAACTTCAGCCGACACAAGGTCTATGACTTGACCATCAAAGGCCCGAATGTTTCCTATCCCAACAATCCTGGAGAGTTGGCTGGAACCAGCACTGGCGCTGCTCTCAAGATGGGATACGACGACACCAGCAACACGGTGGCGGGCTATCTGACTTCGTTCTACAACTGCACGTTCACCAACTTCAACAAAGGCGTCTACCTGCAGGCCACCATCCTGGTGAACTTCTACGGTGGCTATATCTCATTCAACCAGTACGGCGTCTATGTCGATGGCGGCCAGACCAATGCCAACACGTTCTATGGTGTTGGCATCCGAGAGAACCGCGTTTTCGGTGTGTACTCGTCAGGCCGGACTGGAGGATCACTTTCCAACGCCACACACAACGTATTCCACAGTTGCGAGATCGAAACCAACATCCCTTACGACGCGTCGGCTGGCGGCTACCCAGCCACGTTTAACGCGGCGTTAGGTCACGGAATTAAGCTCTGGAACAGCTACGACTGGATCTTCGATTCTTGCTACCTTGAGAACCACAACTACTCGGTGTTACTTGATGGTTCGGCTGACGACAACAGGTTCAAGTCGTGCCGATTTGACGGCGGTGGTGTCGGAGGTGTTCGCCCAGGTAGTGTTGTAATTGGCGGGGCGAATTGCAATAACAACGTTTTCATCGACTGCAAAATGGTCGATTACGTTGGCTACGCAGCGGGAACATTACAGATACTAAGTTCCACCAGCCAATATAACCAGTTGATCGACTGCATTGGGTTTAGCTTTAACTCAGCAAACCTGCTTGCATGGCCTCATATTGAAAATCACCGCAAAGCTCAGGGCAATGCAGGCAACGGGCAGCAATTTGGTGCATTGGTAGTTCCTCCGCAGGGGCTGATCAACAACCCAATAAGCGGAACTGATCCTGGTCAAATCAACGGTATTGGTACTGCCTCCGCGACACTAAACGCCTTTGGTGTTGGCGAGGCGTTACTTGGCAATCAGATCACCGGCGCGACCACGATCACATCAATCAGCAACATGCGCCCTGGGCAGTTGCTGGTGGTGAGTAACTACCAAATTGCGTACCCGGTAACGATTCAGTCCTCTACTGACGGAACAAGTGGAATTGTTCTGGTTGATAGGCAAAACGCGGTTTTGTCTGCCTATGGAGATAGCATCACTTTTTACTGCATGGCTATCGGTCGCGTTATTGAAGTCGGTCGCAGCCTTGCAAATAGCGTTTTGACCGTTTCATGGACGCCTTCATTTGTGAGAAGCGGTGGAAGTACTCCCGCTCAGACTTCTACAGGTAGGTACACGAAGATAGGCAATCGTGTCGATTTTTGGTTTGAGTGTACTTTCAGCTCAGGCCCACTCACCGATTCTTATTACTCAACCGATTTCCCATTTCAACACTACGACACTTCTGCAATTGTTGGTTCGGCAATGGATGCCACAAGCAAAGCATTGTACGCAGTTGAAGCTGTAACAGTGAGTAGGTTGAGAGCGCACGTTACCTCAAGCGTAACTACCTTTAGCGGATCGGGTACGCTATTAATAGCGTGATTTTTAACTGTTCAATACATTCGCTGACCATGTTCAATAAACTCAAAGGCTCTTTCTACAGCAAGACCAGCAACGCGGCCATCGTCGTCGCGGTCATTGGAGTCCTTGAGCAGTTGGCCCCTGGCCTGCTGCAGTCCGTCATCCCTGCTGACTATTCCGGCTTGGCGCTGTCGGGCATCGGCGTCGCCTTCTGGCTCCTGCGCTGGGTTACATCGAAACCTCTTGACCTCAAGTGATCATGTCTGACATCGAGAACAAATTGTCTACACACGAAGCCGTCTGCGCCGAGAGATATACGGGCATCAACGCCCGCCTGAAGCGCCTTGAGACTATCCTCATCGGCTCGGCCGGTGCAATCATCCTGTTGCTCCTGAGCGTGGCGCTGAAGATCAGATGAACTTCGACCAGGCCATCCGCGAACTGCTCCACCACGAAGGGTCGTACTCGGATCACGGTGCCGACCCCGGTGGTCGGACCATGTACGGCATCACTGAATTGGTGGCACGCGAGGTAGGCTACCGGGGCAACATGAACGAGTTGCCTCTCGATCTCGCCAAACGGATCTACCTCGAACGCTATTGGAAGCCGATCAGCGCCGACGATCTGCCGCCTGCCGTCCGCTATGCCGTGTTCGACGCAGCGGTGAATTCAGGTGTCGGTCAGTCGGTCATCTGGCTCCAGCGGGCGCTCGGCGTACAGATGGACGGCATCATCGGCCCGGTGACGATCCGCGCGGCCTACGCCGCTGACCCGTACCTGCTGCGGGCCAAGATCCTCGCCACTCGGCTCAAGTTCATGACCAACCTCTCCACCTGGCCGTCCTTCGGTCGCGGTTGGGCACGGCGCATCGCGCACCTGATGGAGATGGCATGAACCCGTTGATGCTAGGGACTGTGCTCGAAGTGGGCAAGACGCTGCTAGACCGCTTCGTGCCTGATCCCTCAGCCAAGCAAGCCGCTGAGATGGAACTGGTTCGGATGGCCGCTGATGGTGAACTCAAGCAAGTCATCGCGCAGCTTGAGATCAATGCGCGAGAGGCGCAGCACCCCTCGATCTGGACCAGTGGGTGGAGGCCCGCATTTGGTTGGTGCGGTGCAGCAGGGTTCGTTTACGCTACCATCGTGCAGCCGGTGCTGGCGTGGGTCGGTGCGATCAAGGGCTGGCCTGCGCCGCCCGAACTGAATTTGGATCTTCTGTGGGTTGTTATCACCGGCCTGTTAGGTATCGGTTCGATGAGAAGTTTTGAAAAGCTCAAAGGCGTAGCCAAGTAAAGGACAATCATGTCTGCTCTGTCAGTCAATCCCCCGTTTCCGATCTTCACTGACTCGGACGGCACTCCGCTCGAAAACGGCTACATCTGGATCGGCCAGGCCAACCTCGATCCGCAGGGCTACCCGATCAATGTGTACTGGGACGCCGCACTGACCCAGATCGCAGGCCAGCCGATCCGCACGATGAACGGATACCCCGTTCGCAATGGCTCACCCACAACCCTGTACGTCAACGCCGACGACTACAGCATTCGGGTGCAGAACAAGAACGCTGCGACGTTGTACAACCTAGGGTCTGCCGCCGCCGATGTTGGCAACATTTCATCGTCGCTGATCACGTTCGTTCAGTCTGGTACTGGTGCGGTGACGCGCACGGTGCAGAGCAAGTTGCGCGATACCGTGAGCGTCAAGGACTTCGGGATTGTTGCAGACGGGGTTACAGATAGCACTTCAGCGCTAACTGCGTTGATGACATCTTTTTCATCCTCGGGCTTTAGGGGTGTCGTGGACATCCCTTATGGAACAAAATTTAATGTGGCGACTGTTTGGGCGGCAGTCCCTGTCGGCGTCATTTTGCAGGATAACTCCAGCATAAACTGGGGCCAGCCTCCAAGCTACAAAAACAAATTTCTTGTCACTTATTCTGGAGACAGTGTAAGCGACGATACGCAAGAAATTATTGCAAGTCCTCATCATCCAGCGTTGATGCTGTTGAATATGGGGACAGATGTTAGCGTTGCTGCTGCAAGCCGGTACGCAACTATTTTGCAGGGTGTAGGTAAAGATTACGCTGGAGATCCGCTGCTTGGATGGCTCTGGCAGTTTGCGAAAGACCCGAGCGCAAACCAGTGGCGAACCTCAATGCGCCTACAAACACCGTACAACGTAGCGATAAAAAATCCTCAACCGTGGGCTGCGTCCACCGTTTATGCAGCTAATGCTTATTGCGTAAGCGACGGTGGAAAAATCTACACGACGGCCGCTGGTGGAACTTCGGGGTCTACCGCGCCAACGGGAACTGGCGGATCTATCAGCGATGGGGGCGTAACTTGGAGTTATGTCCAAGCGGCACTCGCGTTAGATTCAACTCGTTTTGATTGGTTTGAGGATGGAAAGTCTGGGCAGTACGCGCCGAGCGCCGGTATTGCTAGGCACACTCAATCTGCTGGCTTGAAGTCTTGGTATTTGGAAATTGATGACTCAACGGGAACAATTACGGCAAGAGATGTAACTCGGGGTCTAAACATTTTTTCTGTATCGACTGATGCAGGACTAGAAATCGGAACAGCGACATCGCCTAATCGGGTTTCTATTACTGGAACCGGGCCTAACGCTCCAGTTACTGGTGCTGGGAAGGTCGAAAATGGTGGAGCAACCAACATGAGCACAATGGTTCCGCCTGCTGGACGAACCAAAATGATCGTGAGTTTGCGGTTCGACAACAGCAACACGACCGTGGTGCATGGCACTGGAACAAATAATTTGACCCTTAAAGGCGGCGTGAATGTAACACCCTCAGTCGGTCAGTTCATGACTTTTGAATACGACTCGACATTGAGCACTCGCTGGTTTGAGGTGAGCAGAAGTTTTTGATGACCCCAGCCCAGCGCATTACATCATCCGATAAACCATGACCGACTTACCATAACCACCCTCACCTCAACAGCACAATAATCATCACCGCCGCCCAGTACATCAGGACGATCAGAGCCAGAATCCTGACGTCCTTGTTGTACCTGGGCGGATGATCGCGGCCCTGGCGGCAGGTGCCTTCGTCGCAACAGTTATTCATTATTCTCTGACTCAATGATGATCTGGCGCTTTGCATCTTCTGCACCTCTGGCCACAAAGCATTTGTAGCCGTTCAGTTCAAGGTAAGACATCCAGTCTTTCTGCTCTGGGCTAACCGAGCCGCCTTTGATGCGCTTCATCTCGATCCAAAGCCCCCAGGCTGGGATGAACAGGTCTGGTACGCCTGCTGATACGCCTTCAGCCTTCAAGCGTCCTGCGGTGGCCTTGCTTCTGGCCCCGCCATTGGGGATAGCCATGATCCTGACGTTCGGCCAGCACTGACGGAACCAGCGCACCACTTCTCGTTGTTCTTCGTGCTCAAGTGGCATGCGGTCCATCAGGACTCTTTCACAAAGACGCCATCAGACCGGAGCGTGCCTTTCCTGTCCTTGATCTGGTCAAACGCTGCGGACAAACAGCCGACGAGATTCACGCCATGCAGGCGTGCGCCGATGATCAGGGTCACAAGGATGTCCCCATAGGCGTCTATGGCCTCACCAAGATCATCACGGTGCAGGGCACTGATCAACTCGCCCAGTTCCTCGTGCGTCTTGATGGCTTGCGCCATGGCGGTGCTGTTGGGAATGATCTGGCGATCACGCGCCCACTGAATGACCGCGGCTTCGAGTTCGTTGTATGTCGTCATTGCTGCTCCGTTTTTTAGTTACAAGGGAAGTGAAATTTACCACTGCCTACGCACAACCCGATGGAACTTTCCATCGCGCTTGAACTCAATCTGATGCGGTGGTGATGCGTTGCTCATGCTAACCGCCAGATAGTCCAGACCTTCGTCCTCGCTCATGCTGACTTCGTAGTTGATCGTTGCTCCTGCGTGTCTGGCCATTGCCATCAACTGTTCCATCGCTCTCTGGCCAGCATAGCCTTGATGAAAGATCGGCAGATACTCAGTAATTGGCTTGTCTGACAGACTGCCGTAGTAGGTGCAGGACAGCATCTGCTTGCCTGACGCTTTGCTGATGTGTTTGCGCCAGTTCCAACTGCTCACATCCATGTCCTGTCCCTCGAGACCCATGATGTCGTCTTGGCGCAATTCCAACTTCTTGCGCTCAGGCTTTGGAAACTCACTGCCACAAGCAGGGCACTCCGACACAGCAATGGCACACAACTCCCCGCAGGCATCGCAGACTTTGACTGGTGCCTCGCCATTGCCTTCGCCAGCCTTCTTGGGCGGCTGCACCGCAGTGATCGGCCCATGCGTAGCCACCACACCGGCAAAGTCCAGCACTAGGCAATGATCAGTGTGGCTCTTGACCCGCATTCCTCTGCCTGCCATCTGGACGTACAAGCCAGGCGACATCGTTGGCCTGAGCATTGCAATCAGATCAATCTCTGGGTAGTCAAACCCAGTCGTCAGCACATTGGCGTTAGTTAGTGCTCGCAACCGCCCTGCCTTGAAGTCATCAAGGATTTTCTCGCGTTCTTTCTTTGGCGTCTCGCCAGTCACGCACTCTGCCGACACGCCATGCTCGCGCAGAACTTCAGCAATGTGCTGTGCGTGTTGTACGCCTGCACAGAAAAAAAGCCATGCTTTTCTTTCCTCAGAAAGCAGGATGACATCACGCACCACCTTCTGATTGTTGTCATCCGTATCGACAGCGGCTTGCAGTTCTGATTCGATGAACTCTCCGCCTCGCTTATGCACGCCAGAAGTGTCTAGCTTGGCCTTGGTGACTTTGCTGCGTAGCGTGGCCAAGAAACCTTTGTAGATCAGTTCTTCAATGCTGACTGGCTCAATCAAAGCGTCGAATAGCGCAGGTTTGTCAGTGATCAAACCATGCCCTAAGCGGTACGGCGTTGCCGTAAGCCCCACAATCCGCAACGATGGATTGATTGTTTTGAGTTCTGACAACAGTTGCCGATAGCCGCCTTCCTGCTTGTGCGAAACGGTATGAGCCTCGTCGATGATGCAGATGTCAATGTGTCCAAGCAAATCAGCTTTGGTTCGGATGGACTGGATGCCTGCGAAGGTGATCGGCTCGCCAAGTTGGCGTTTGCCAACGCTTGCAGAGTAGATGCCCATTGGAGCGCCAGGCCAGTGCAGGCGCATTTTTTCAGCGTTTTGCTCGATCAATTCTTTGACATGCGTGAGCATCAGGATACGAGTCTCTGGCCAGTTTTGAAGCGCGTCTTTGCACAGCGCCGCGATGATGTGGCTCTTCCCTGACCCGGTGGGCAGCACCAAGCATGGATTGCCTGCGTGACCTGCCTCAAACCACTCATAGAGTTGGTCGATAGCTCTTTGTTGATAATCTCTAAGCATTTTCTTTCAATTGTTAGTGCCGGGGATTACGCGCCCCGGCACGCGATCAGATCACAACGACAGGAGAGCTAGGCGTCGCTCTGACTGCCTCCGTTATCGCACGGTGGGCTGGCTTCAATCGTCAATGTAGATTCTGGCACTTCCAACGTCGTCCAGTGCATTCCGCAGTTGTCGCAACGCCGACGCCTGCGTGGCCATCCATACGGGCCTGTGCGCGTCTCTGTGACCTTCGAGCGTGTGTGCTCACACGCGGGGCAGGCTAGGCTCACTGGAGAGTCTCCGTGACTCGATAGTCTTTGAACACAACTCCTTTTGATGCGTCTCCAACCTTGCAGGGCTTAACCCAGACACGCTTGCCGGTTGCCTTGATGAGCCTCCAATGACCTCGGCGATCGTGCAGCCTGGGGCTGGCGTGCGTGCCACCCTGCGGCTCAGACTTGCCGACCCATGGACCGATCTCGACGGTGTGCCAGTCGAATGCCACAGGACTCTTGCCCTTTGCCGCACGCTTGCGATTGATGAAGGTGTCCTTGACCAGGGGCATGTGTGCCTCAGACTTGCGCTCGGACAGCTTGATCAGCGTGGCGCAGACCATCCGAAACGCAGGACGCACATCTGCCTGGTCGATCATCGGGCCATCCTTGCGGTAGTACCGCAGCCCTTCGTCAGTCTTGATGTAAGCGAACGGCTCCATGTACTTGCCATGCCACATCGATGCACCGGCCACCGTCACACTGTCCGTGCCCTGCGTCAGCCAGAGCGCAAAGTCTTTGCCATCCTGGTCGTATCCAACGATGCCAGTGCGCGGGAATGGCAGATTGAGCACCAGGTCCACCGGCACCTGGCCACCGTCCCACCGCTCCATCGGACCAACGTCGAACCACATGGCGGTCTCAGGCTCAGGGGCCATGCGGACCGCTTTCTGAATGAGTGGGGTCATTCCAACACCTCGCGCCCGTCAATTCGGGCCTTGATTTCCTCAGCCATTGCTGCGTCGCGCAGCTTGGATGGGTTGGTCTTGCGAAACACTCGGACGGCGATGGCGCAGAACGTCTCGATGTGCGCCATGTGCTCTTCTGTGCGCGGGTCAACTACTCGGCTGCCGATCCCGAGTTCGTCTCGAATCCAGCCGATGGATGTCATCAGGTCGGCCACCACGCCTTCCAGTTCAGCTTTGGCTCTCATATCCAGCTCGCTGCGATGTCACGGCGGATGGTGGGTTTGTACTCCAGTCGTGCCAGCTCGCGGGCTTTCGCTTCCCGGCGTCGGCGGTTCTTTTCTTCAGCGGTGATCGGCAGCGGTCGGGGTGCATCGGTCTTGCCCAGGCCGAAATAAGCCACCGGTTTCACTCCAGTGCGCTCATACCGGACGATGCAGATCCTGGCAGTGCCGCGCAGATGCTTGATCACGTTGTTCGCAGTCGAGCGTGAGGTGCCAAGACCGGCACGGATCTGCTCGGTCGTCATCGGGCCATCTCGCAGCAGGTCGAGTGTGCGGTCGCTGAGGCTCATTGATTCCCCCTTGCGCGGATGGCATCGGCAAAGACCTCGCGCCCTTTCAGCTTGATCCGCTCGCACAGCTGGGCGCATTGCTCTCGCTCGACCTCTACAGCCTTCCTGACCGCCACGCAGATCGGTCGATCGCACAGCGGGCTGCATGTGTGGATGTCGTCGTCGCGGGTCACTTGTTCTTCTCCTTCAGCGCGGCCTCGATGGCGCGGGCAAATGCGTTGTAGTCGTTGGTTGCATTGAAAGCGTCCCCAATCTCTTTATCCGTCAGCCCACGCCACTCGCGGCGGGGTGGGGCGGTGTAGAGGGGCACGGGATTAAAGACCTTATCCTGAGGCTTCAACCGGAAGTAGCGGTGGCCTACACCGTTGGTGTGCATCCACGCCACCGGCTCCTGCTCCGGCTGCGCCAGCGCGGCGCGAAGGGCGTCTTGGGCTTTCAGGACATAGTAGGGTTCGCTTAAACCGTCCAGCGCCTCCAGCGCCTGCTGCGCGGCATCTCTCAAGTTCATTTTCTTTTCCTCGGCAGTGGCGACCAGGCCACGAAGTTACTGTCGGTCATCCATTCACCAAACACAGCCACACCCCCACTGGTCAAGATCAACAACTTGACCCCGCGAGGCGGTGGCTCCTGCTCAGGATCGCGCCAGTAGACCTCGCCGCTGGCGGCGCTCATGTTGCGGTTCTCAGTCATAGGTAGGCTTCAATAAAGGCTTGCGCGACTTGCGGGACGATGGCGTTACCGTAGGCGCGCAGTCGTCCCACTCGATTGGTAACCCCATGAGCCAGCGGCTGAACGCTGGGTTCAACTGGGCGCGATTTTCCGTCGGCACATCTGATAAGGACTGCGCTCGCCCAATAAGAACCATAACCGGATCGTTTTGTTTCTTGTTCGGATTCCAACGAAACGCCGACAAATCTGAGTCGTTTGGCAGTGGGCACGTTGGAGTCGGCCACCCAGTAGAGTCGCTGTCGGATGTGCGGCGCGCCGACGCCCGCAGCGCACAGATCGGCTGCCCCGCTGGCGTAACCCGATCCTTCCAAGTCAGCTTGTACAAGGTCGAGCCAAGCAAGGCCGTCTTTGCTTGCAACCTGCTCGCCAAAGACGACTGGAGGGCGACACTGGCTGATGAGCCAGTGGAACGCGGGCCAAAGGTGCCGCTCGTCATCAAACCCAACGCCTTTGCCTGCCGCGCTGA